GTCTAAACGCGTTAGCGTTCCAAGACAACGTTGTTGGTGAAGTAATCAATATAGGACCCGACGAAGAACCGGTAACCATTAATGAATTGGCCGAAGCATGTGCAAATGAAACTGGAGTAAACCTAGCCCCAATACATCACAAGGACAGGCCCAAGGAAGTTAAACTAGCAACCTGCAGTTCAGATAAAGCGAGGAAACTGTTAGGATACAAAACGTCAACAAACATGAGGCAGGCAGTGAAGAAAACAGCAGAATACATCAGGACCCGCGGCACTAAAAAATTTCAATATCATTTGCCATTGGAAATTATTAACGAACATACTCCGGAAACCTGGAAGAACAAATTGATATGATTTCTTTCTGTTGTCCGTCCAGGGGTAGGCCTGAACTGGCGAAAAGATTAATAGATACTGCCACCTCAACACAGAAAGGTGAAACAGAATTTCTTTTTTATCTCAACGACGATGATTCAAAATTAGATCAATACCGAGATTTGCTCGATGAGAAACACTACACTGTGGGTCCAAACCAATCAACATGTTTTAGTTGGAATCTGTTATGTGAGAGAGCCAAAAACGATGTCGTCATGCTGATGGGTGACGATGTGCAGGTAAAAACACAGGACTGGGATCAAATTATCATGGATCAATTCGATAGATATCAAGATAAAATTTTAATGGTTGTTCCTAGTGATGGGAGAAAAAAGGGGAATAAAAATTTAGGTGATAAACCTAAGTTATGGGGCGATGATCCCTTACCAGCGGCTCACTTTGCCGTGCATAAGAATTGGACCAACACTCTCGGTTATCTAGCACCACCGTTTTTTTGGCACTGGTACGTTGATTCTTATACGCAAAAGGTTGCTAGGAAATTGAATAGATGTCTGTATTTGCCCACGGTGGAATTTAAAGTTAAAAAAATTTTAAATGACAATGCTGGTAAACAGATAAGACAAAATCTCAATATAGCTCAAAGGGATCAGTATGTATGGGGCAAAGTTAGAAAAAGACATCTAAATGCTGACGTAGATACATTAAGATCTTTTATTGAATCTTTCTAATATATCTGTCCAGGTGCTTTCTTTCATGTCAATCTGTAAAAAAGGTCTGCGAAAGTATTCGTCTTGTTTTTCTAAAACTTTTATATCTTTAGACTTTGTTATAAAGAAGGTGTTAGGCAAATATTTCAACTTCTTGCCTGCTAATATAATATCTTCCCCACCACTACGATCATTTCTTTCTTTGAAGAACCATAAACATATTATCTCTTTCTTGGTGTTTATTTCTCTGATGTCGTTGTGGAATTGGAAACCAACTTTGTATTTCCTGTCAAATTCCTGCCATGCTGGATGTGTGAAATTGTTTTGATTTTCGTACAGTTTGTCATAATCTTTTATGTCGTATAACGTGGAAGCGTACACGTGTTCTACCGGCTCCTTGAAGTAGTGGTTTGGTTTTATTTTCTCCCAATTCATTATGCTGAAAATAAATTGATCACTTCCTTTTTCCAGTCATCTGCGTACTCGCAGTCTCGGTATCCATCGAACCATGGTCCACCTTCCGTGTAGTGAAGTATTTTTGGTACCCCGTCTTTGGGCTCTTTGTACCAACCCACCAACCAATTATACTCGTGTGGCAGTGAACCTATCTCTGAATCTTCTAGCCATGAAAACCTGTGTAGGAACTTTGGTGTTTGCTTGTTCAGGAACTCTGGGGTCAGTATCTTGTTCTTTTCATGGGCACAGTTCCATAGCACCATGCTTGACCAGTTCTTCCTAGGATAGGCAGTTTGTAGTTGCCCGTCCATTTTAACGGATCCGTCCTCGGGCGTGTAGTTATGTTGCACACATACCACCGCTTTGGAATCATCACAGTATTTCTCTAGCTCTTTGGCAGGCACTTTCCAAACAAAATCACAATCACAGAACACCGCCCAACCCTTGAAGTTATTAAGATAGGGAACAAAGAATCTAGTGAATGTGAATTCTGTTGAGGCAAGTTTATCCACATCTCTGGTGTAGATACCTTTAGCTCTCATTTCGTTTTGTTTCAGAGGTTCAACTATTGCTTCTTGGTCTCTGCGTTTGATCGAATGCTCGCACACTTGGTATGCTATGTCTTCTCTAGAATCCCAACCTACGTAAACTTTCATGATCTTCCTGATAATAATTTGTGTATTTCTTGCCAATTATTTACACGTATGATATCTGGGTGTTCAAAGTCTCTGTTATATGGGTGGTCGATTAATATGGGCTTTAAACCGTATTTGAGCCCGGCTACAGCGTTATGAGGCTTGTCTTCGACCCAATACAGCCCGGTGTTGTGAAACTCCGCTAATGCTGAATCTTTGTCAGCGCCGGTCCCTAGTATATGGTAATTTGTAAAAATATGCTCGCCAAACAGTTCTCCCAGTCTTCTCTTACGCAACTGTTGTGCTGGTATGTCAGATGTTTGTGATGTTATGGGTATAAAGGTCCACCCTTCCGCGGCCAATAGTTTTACCCACGTCTGTGATTCCAACATTGGTCTCTGTGTGCCCATCCAAGCACTCCTGTTGAACTCTCTTATGTGTTTTCTGATTTCATCTTTTGTGACCCCAAAACGTTCTGCCATTTCATATGTGTTCTGTTTGTCTGGTAGTAGTTTGTATGGATGATATCTAACCCCTTGCCCGTCAAACAATGTCTTCTGCAACATCCACTTGGTGAAGTGGTGTTCCCATTCCAGAAGTACTCCGTCTACGTCTGTGAGTATGATTCTATTTGATGTCGGCATCTTCCATTCCCGCCACTCTCAGTTTGACGATATTGGTTATCTGCCATTGCTTCTGGTCAAGGCCTTTTGTTATGCCAAGCCATTGATTCCTCAGTAATGCGAAGTCGTTTACAATTTTGGTTAAGTCAACTACATCATCTTCGCCATCCACATACTTCTCTGCATCTCTGCTGGACAGTGCTCTGTTGTAGTTCTCTAGGAATTTACGGAATGTTTTTGATCTGAGTCTTCTCAGTTCTATGTTCAGGTATTCCAGTATGGCCTCCAACTGTTGCAGTTGGCTGAATCTCTCTTCAACTATCCCCGGAAGTGCCGCACTTGCCCTTTCAAGGTTGCCGTAGATCTTGCACTGTTTCCTGGCTTCCAACAGTTCCTTGTCGAAGTAGGCCACGCAGTCTGGTATCTTTGCCAGACTCCTGCTTACTTCACTGTACCAGTTTATCATTAATCCTCGCTGTAGCCGTCGTCGTATGACTCGTCTAGGTCTTCCTCTTCCTCGAACACCGTGTTGATCGCTTCCTCTAATTTGGGATCAAACTCACCAGATGCTTTTATCTCGTCGTGCTCGATGCCTATGTCGTCGAGACTCTTGATGAAATCAATTGCCGCGTCCAGTTTAGACCTTTCTGGTACGTAGTGAGATATGGAGTTCCATAAACGCTCGATGTCTTCGTGTGTGAAATCAATCATTATTCTGCGTCGTCCTCTTCTATAATTTCTGTTTTCTTCGATTTTGACTTTGGTGCCTCTTCTACACTTTCCATTTTGTGATCAGTGCTTTCTTTGAAGTTCGCCATTATCATGTCTAATTTATCACCGGTCCACGCTTTCCTGAAGTCTATGTGTTCCTTGCCCTGCGGGTCTACGTATTTCAACCTGTTTCCGGTCTGTACCAGTAAGCCCTTCTTCTCGAACAGGTCCACTAATCCACTGTATGGATCCATACCCGTGTCGTAAGGGATCTTGACCTGCACACCCTCGAATGGTTTGGCATATCTGGTCTTCATGACCTTACACGCCGCTCTGATACCCCTTACCTCTGATATTTTGTTGCCTTTCTCGTCTTCCTTGAGCTTCAGTTTCTTCATCGCTATCACGATAGAACTCGCATAGATGAAACCCTGACCTCCGGATATCTTGTCGTCAGGATCAAACATGTCCTGTGACGCATATGTGTGGTTTGTGGCAATCAAGCCAACATTCCAACTTCCAAACATGTTCACGCAGTTTCTAACTAGTGCGGTAAGCGCCTTTGGTTTCCTACCAAGATCGCCTTTCATGTCGCCTGCTTCAAATTGATTTACATCTGTTGGAGTCAGCATCATGCCTAAACTGTCTATAACGAAAAGCACCTTGGGAGCACCTTCTTTGTTGTCAGCATGTTGCTCTTTGTAGCCTTTCATGAACTCTGATATGGTTTTGGCCACATCATCCACCATTGACATGCTCAGTTTTAATAGTTTTTCTTCTGACGTGTCCACGTTGAGTGCCTGTAGCCATTGCTCGTCTAAAGCGTTCTCTGTGTCGATCAAAATTACAAAGATTCCCTGCTCCTGTGCATTCTTGATAATGTTTCCTGATGCTATGTATGATTTTCCTGCTCCTGATTCTCCTGCCAGTACAGTCACTTTGCCCAGTGGTATCCCTTTGTTGAAATCACTGGTCATCAGGTAGTTCAGTGCATAGTTCCCCGTTGATATCCAGTCTGTGGGGTCGCTGAATCCTATGCCAAGGCCCTGTATTGATTTCGTTATGCTCTTTCTAAATTTTGTTGCGTCAAATACTTTTGTCATTGTTTTTTCCTATATTAGTATCCAGATTATTATGATTGCTATTAATAGCCAAGCAGGTACTTGTTTGTACAATATCCATTCTATAGCATTTCTAATTTTATTTTTCATTTAGCTCCTTCTATTATATCTATTTTACTGTCTTTTGTCAAATATTGTGCGTCGAAAGATGTAATTTTACCAATTGGCATCAATCCCAATCCGTTTTCTTTGTCAAAAGGGTCAAACTTATTTTTATCACACCAATCCAAAAAATTCTTTTCAAAGATATTTTCTTTCTCCGTAAATGAAACTATGATGTCTGCACCTATGTAGTGTTTGTTCTTACTATTTTTGTAGTCAATCGAAAGTCCATCTCTCCATAAATCAGTTGTGTCTTTACCTAATTCGTTGTAGGCCAAGTAAACCTCATTTTTTTTCCTATTAAATTGCGTTAGGTTGTATTCGTCTTTCTCTAATTTAATACGTTGTGTATTTTCACGTGCTTTCGTCCATTGTATTTGTAGGACAGATTTGTCTCTATTTGTTTCGTGTTCCAACATGTGTACACAGTAATTGAGATCTCTGATGCTCTCCTGCACATTCCTTGGAGCAACCAAAAAAAGTTTTGTTGGGTGATCAAATTCTCCCGCTAGTTTTTCAAAAGCAACATGTAACGTATTAAAAAAATTCTGCCCCATTTGATCTATTTCTGTTGGCATTTTTATAAAATCTTTTTTTAAAAAATTGTTTATATGATGTATTGCTTTTAGAAGCATTTTTTTGATGTCTTCCGCTGTGCTGAGATGTAGGAAAGTTCTTTTATGGTCTATGTCTTCACCGTCGCCAACATATATGGATTCAATCAAGTTCTTCCATTTATGGGCGACGGTATTATCATAAAGATCTATACGAAATGCGGGTTTCCCATCAATCTCGTATAACATTTGTCAGATTATTTCGCTTGTCTTGATCTGATCAGTTTCAGTATGTCTTCCGCCCTCTTGGCACTGTCACCCGCGGGTGCCGCCGTTGCTGGGGCCGCCTCTGGTTGTGGTGCTGGTTGACTCACCGCTGGAGCAGGTTCAGATGCAGTTGCCGTCGTGGTTGCTGGTGCTTCCGCAACAGGTGTCTGTGGTTTGTTGTAAGCCACACCCGCTGGTCTGAAGTACTGTCCGTACTGTTCGAGATCATAAGCCTCACCTTCAACAGATTTCTCAAATAATTCCTTGATTATCTTGACCTCTGCCTCGGTTGGCTCTTTTGGTCTGAAGTCACCCAGGTTGTGTAACCCGTGTGTGTCGATCGCGGCTCTCTCTGCCTCGTCCAACGGTCTTTCCCTTCTTGACCATTTTGATGTTGAGTAGTCAGCGTAACCACCTTTTGTGGTTTTGGTGATCCTGAAGTCCACGCCCTTCAAGTAGTCAGTTGGCATTTCTTCCATCTCTGGATCCATAAGTGCCCCTCTGATTATGTTGAAGATCTGAGGTCCGATGATGAATCTTCTGATCGGATTCTCAGGTGTTGTGTCTTCCGCTAACGGATTAGTTGTGACAAATCCCTGGAAGATGTAACTTTTCTTTTTCCAGTATTTTCTGCCCATGTCTTCCATGCTCTTGTCTTTGAACCACGGTCTAACTTCTGTTAGTACTGGACAAGTCTTTCC